TCCGGTGCAACAGGTGGAACAGGTGGAGCAGGAACAACTAGCTCCATCACAGGAACATCTGCTGTCTATGGCGCAGGAGGCGGTGGAGGTGGTACTTCAACAGGAGGTGCTGCTGGTGGAACTGGTGCTGGCGCAGGTGCAACAACTGGAGCAGGTGGATTGGCAACAGCCAACACAGGCTCAGGCGGTGGTGGAGCAAATGGAACAACTGCTGGCAATAACGGCGGAGCAGGTGGCTCTGGCTATGTCATCATCGTGATTGGATAACTCAATGGCTCACTTTGCAAAGATGGAAAACAACATCGTTCGAGAGGTCATCGTTGTGAACAACGAGACCATCGAGAACAAGGATTTCCCTGCTTCCGAACCGATTGGCATTGCCTTCTGCAAGTCGCTATTCGGTGAGGACACCAACTGGCTTCAGACCTCATACAACGCAAACTTTCGTGGGCAATATGCTGGCATTGGAATGCAATACGATCCAAGCGCCGACATCTTCTTCACGCCAACGCCTGTCAAATAACCCAACAATCTAGGAGATAACCATGTCAGTTTCATCTGCTCAATACACAGTCACAACATCGCCAGTCAAGATTGTTCCTGCCGATGTTGCTGCCGAAAGAGTTCACATCCATTCCGAGACAGCAATCGCCTATCTCGGAGGAGATAGCACAGTCTCATCGACTACTGGATACAAGCTCGATGTCAATGACAAAGTTGTTATCGACAACCACGAAGGAGAAATCTGGGCAGTCTCAGCATCAAGCAGCCCAATCAGCGTTCTGATCATCAGCAAATAACCCCTCAACCCGAAAGGGCGCTCATGTCATCCGACACCGCAACGATTGTCTATTCATATTTTTTCGTTCTCATCGCTACCTTTGCAGGGCTTGGATATGTTGCCAAGCACTACATTCAGAAGCACACCGAGGATTTGAGCGACAAGCTCGACCGCATCATCTACACGCTTTACAACGACGGCAAGACAGGCTTGGTGAACAAGGTGGATTCCCTACTTGAACACCAGCAGAACATCAAGATTGATGTTGAAATCTTGAAGGCAAAGTCTGAACTCAAAACAACTCGGTCAAGGAGCGCGAAATGACAGCCAATGACATCGTCAAGATTGCAAAGACCCAAATCGGCGTTGTCGAAAAGGGTGGCAAGGATGGCAAGTCGGGCAACATCGTTGCATATTGGGATTGGTGGAAGACTCAGACTGGCAAGAATGACCAAGGCTCTTCATGGTGTGCTTGCTTCGTCTCGTGGGTATTTGCTCAGGCAAAGGCTTCCTCACTCGTTGCAGCCGAGACCCCTGCTGGCTTCATCTATTGCCCGGCAGGTCTGAACTATTTCAAGAAGCGCAATCAGCTCGTTGAGCCAAGCAAATCCCAACCCGGCGACATCATATTCTTCGACTGGGCATCGGATGGCGTTGCCGATCATGTCGGGATAGTAGTGGAGAATCATCTCACTTACCTCATAACGATTGAGGGCAACACAAGTCCAGAGGGTGCAATCGGGGCAAGCCAATCAAACGGCGGTGGCGTGTATCAGCGCAAACGCTATTTTGGCAAGACCATTGCAGGAATCGCTCGCCCATCCTATCCAGTCGCTACATCTACGAAGTAAGGAATAACATGAAACTCGACTCCAAGAAAATCAAGGCTCTCGTTCTCACTTATGGCAGCCTCGCTCTTCCAGTTGCAACAACAGCATTTGCCATGAACGCAAGCGGATTGGTCAAGGCTCTCTCCTTCCTCTCTGGCTTGATTCCAGTCATTGCTCGTCAAGCAAATCCGAAAGACCCATTCACTTTGAATCTTCTTGCTGTGGCAAAGACCCAAATCGATGCCGAAATCAAGAAGCAACCGAAGGCGCAGGGATAATCCTTGCAGCCAATTCAGGGGCTTATCCTCAACCCTGAAACAACTCACGCAGCTTCCCTTCTCGCCGAGAAGACCTTCCAGCAATTCAAGAATGTTCGCGGTCACTACCGCAACACCGCGAATTCGCATCTGGTCGGTCATCTCGGCGAGTTCGCTGCATTCATCTGGTTTCGTGACAATGGCTTCGAGCCTGTTGCGAACTTCAGCGATCCAACGAAGGACAAGGAATGCGACATCCTGACCAACATTGGGCGCATCGAGGTCAAGACTTGGAATGACAAATTCTGGGATGAGTGGGGTCGTTCTGTCTCTGTCAGTCAATATGCTTCCATCAATAAGAAGGCAGATTTCATCTTCTGGTGTAGTGTGACCGACATTGATTCGCAAACACCAGCAGTCAAATTCAGAGGATGGTGTGAAGTGGGCGTTGTCGAGGGATTGACTCCCAAGATGACAGGAATTGTCGGGCGACAGGTGAACAACTATCAGCTCGACCCTTCCCAACTTGCACCAGTTGAAACTATGGGGGAAATACATGCATCGCGAGGAAATACTCAAGACAGCGATTGATTTGACGATGGGCGACCGCAATGAGCAGAATGGTGATCCACGAGAGAATCATCAGCGCATTGCAACCATCTGGTCAGTTGTTCTTGGCATCACAGTCGAGCCCTATCAGGTGGCTCTGTGCATGGCTGGGCTGAAGTTGGCTCGGCTGGCTCACAATCCACTTGATGATTCATTCATCGATGGTGCTGCCTATCTAGCAATCGCAGGAGAAATCGTCAATCCACAAGGGGAGAACAATGCCAATTCAGCCAATCGATGACAGAATCGTTATCCAGCAAAAGCAAGCAGAGGAAGTCACTAGCTCGGGTCTTATCATTCCCGACCAAGCCCAACAGAAGCCACAAGAAGGCGTTGTGATTGCAGTCGGGGCTGGTCGCTATGAGAACGGCACGCGCATCCCGATGGATGTCAAAGTCGGAGATACTGTCCTCTTCTCCAAGTACGGAGCAACCGAGGTCACAGTTGAGGGCAAGGCTCTCATCATCCTGACCTCCAAGGATGTGCTAGGAATCTTGGTGGCATAACCTACCCACAGCCCCGAAAACGCCTCTCAGGGGGCGTATAAGCCCGATTTGCTGGCTTGTAGCGCATACATCCCTCGCCATGCGCTCGCCGGCATAAGAGAAAGACCCCTCATCAGATCACTCTGGTGGGGGGTCTTTCGCCATCTTTCGACACCAAAAGATTGTTGCCGAATGTATTTGACACCATAGGGAAAGGGTGCGCTAGGGTTCTACCAACAGAAGAACTAGGGGTTCTTCGCCAAAAGAAAAGAGTCAAAGATGAAACTTCAAGCTACAACTGAAACAGTTTCAATCAAGTGGTTCGCAGTTCTTCACGATGGTTCAAGAATGCGAAACAATGCAGGTTTCATTCACAATGCATGGGATGTTGAATGTTCATGCGGATGGGAATCTGCAACTGGTGGAGCAATCAAGTCATGCATTCAAAGCGAAATTGAAAATCACAAGCGCATCGTTCACAACTACGAATGGAATTATGATTTCGCAAAGGTCGGTGCATAAATGCACATCCAGCGCGAAGACCTTTCCTTCCTCTACACCACTACAATGGACTGGGCGAATTACATCGAAGATTGGAAGCCACAGATTGAATCTGAACGCTTCGAGTCACTTCTCGGCGATGACATTGCTGAAGATTTCGACACCGCCTACTGGCTTCCTGACTATGTCGCAGCTATGGTCTTTCGCGACTTCTTGACAAGGGCGCAAATCCCATTCCAAATCCTTCTCGACAATGCCGAGGGTCTTGATCCTTATGTTGTCCTTGTCAGTGAGGAATTCTAGTGATAGCCACATTCTTCGGCGTTCTCATCGCCTCCATGATTCTCTTCTTTCCAGTCATCTGGCTGGACTTCTATCTCAACAAGAACGATGACGATTCAAGTGTTGCTCAATTCCAAAAGTTTCAAGATGCGTTCCTGAAGGGGGATGAATAATGTTTTACCTATCCATAGCAATTATCGTGTTGGTCGCAATTATCTCTGGCACAACAATGGGTCATGGCGAACTCGTTCAGGCGCTTCGAGAGAAGAGAGCGTTGCAGCGCGAGGTTGATGCATTGAATGAGGATGTCATCATCTACAACGAGAATCAAGAAAAGCTCTATGAGGAAATCTATCGCCTCCAGAATTGGATCAATGCCAACCATCCGAAAGCGAAGCGATAAATGTCAAAGTCAAAGCAGAAGGGAACACTCGCAGAGTCAGCCTTCGTCAAGTACCTCATCGCCAATGGTTTCCCCGGCGCGGAGCGTAGGGCGCTGGCTGGTGAGTTCGACAAGGGCGACATCACCGGAACCCCTGCTCTGACTTTCGAGGTGAAGAATCACAAGTCCTACAAGTTTCCTGCTTGGATGAAAGAGTCCAAGGAGGAGAAGAAGAACGCAGGGGCAGATTACTGTCCACTGATCGTGAAGCCTGTCGGTGTAGGGGTTTCATCCGTCAGCGATTGGTGGGCAGTTCTACCTGTGGAAGATATGGTCAAGTTGCTTCGAGAAGCAGGATATGGAGATGCACTCTGATGTTGCTCTGGACTCTCGCGCCTTCCTTTCCAGAAGCGCAATGCATCTCACCCGATATTGACCCAGACCTCTTCTTCCCAGATGGTAAATCCCAGATGGAAGAAGTTGAGGAAGCACTCTCACAGATATGTGGCAGATGCATCCACAAAGAAGACTGCTTGAAGTTCGCAATCGAGCAGAATGAACGCGAAGGATATTGGGGAGGCACAACCCCTGCCCAACGCGATCATCTTATGAAGCAGGAAAAGCAGAAGGGGAGCGAACGATTCAGGGAAATTCAGGGATACCTCAACATCGGCATGACCAAGATGGAAGTGGCTCACAAGCTCGGAGTTCAACTGGACTCTGTGGAGCGCATCTTGCATCGTGCCAAGAAGAAGGGCATCACACTATGACACTCAATAAGTTCACCATCATCGGCATCACATCACTTGTCTTCTCAATCGCTCTGGCTCATGAAGTCAGCGTTGGAACTCAGGTCAAGACCATCACAGTCACCAAGACCATCACCATCAAGACAACAGGCACAGACAAGGAGAAGGTCATCAAGTTCGTCAATGAATTGATGACCAAGCGCCAAGCCAACTGCCTGCTCTGGATATTTGAGAAGGAATCCAACATCCGCACCAATGCCAAGAATCCCGACTCCTCAGCCCGGGGCATCGGTCAGCTCTTGGCTTCGACATACGCCAACATCGGATTGAAGCACTCTGCTGATCCAATGGCGCAGGTTGTCGCAGCCATCGCATACATTTCACGCCACTATGGTTCAGACGGCGCTTGCGCTGCTCAATCATTCTGGAAACAACACCATTATTGGTAAGCCAACAATCCACGAACTAGGGGAAAAGAATGTCCACAGAAATCAATCTACAAATGGTCGATCTCGATTCAGCATCGAGCGCCTTCCTTGAGGCATACATCGAGGCAAAGGCAAAGGTCAAGGAATGGTCAGAGCGAGCAGACATCGCTCGCCAGCAAGTCGAGGCAGCCCTCGGCGAGCATGAGGTCGGCTTGGTCAATGGTCGGGAAGCAGTTCGCTGGACAACTGTGAAAAGCACTCGCATCGACACCAAGAGGGCTCGGGAGATTCTTCTTCCTGACCTTGTGAAGTTGATTGAGGTTGAATCCGTCAGTCGCAGGTTCTCCATCGTTGATGAGGAAGTGTGATGTTCACACGCCTTGGAGATGAGGCATCTGACCTCAACTCTCGGATTCGAGAAGTCGTCACCAATCGCTCATCCAATGCTCCACGCTCCAAGCAGAAGCGCATTGGATTGAGTGAGGTGGGCGACCCTTGTGTTCGCAAACACACTTACAAGATGCTCGACTGGACTTCAACCAATCCGCAATCTGATCCTTGGGCATCAATTTCGGGAACTGCCATCCATGCGTGGCTTGCCGATGCCTTTGGTGAGTTTCCTGACCGCTATCTTGTCGAGCATCCAGTCACAGTCACCGATGAACTCGGTGGCACATCAGACTTATTCGACATCGAATTGGGAATGGTCATCGACCACAAGTGCATGGGGGCAACTTCAATGAAGTCTCGCAAGCGCGATGGAATGACTCACACTCAGCGAGTTCAGGTCAATCTCTATGGGCTAGGAATGGAGAGGCAGGGCTACACAGTCAAGAGCGTTGCCCTTGCTTGCTATCCTCTCGGCGGTCGCCTTGACGGACTGCACACCATTGTCGAGCCATACAATCGCCAACTTGCCCTCGATGCCATCGAACGCCTAGAGGACACCAAGGTCTTGCTCTGGCAGCTCGACCCCGAACTCAATCCAACACATTGGAATTTGATACCAGCAACGCCATCTCGGAATTGCATATATTGTCCTTGGTTCTTGCCGAACTCAGAGGATGCATCTCGAGGTTGCGCCGGAGAAGGAAAGGTTGCCTGATGGAAAAGACAATTCAGATTCAGATTCAAGAGGCACTTGTCGCAGATCGCAAGCGATTGGCAGAGGAGATTGCCACATGGAAAGGCAAGCGCGTTCATGATGTCGGCGAACTCTACTATCAAGCGGTAGATATCAACGGCGTGATTCATTGGCTACTCAATGAACAAGGCGAGGGGCGCAAATGAGCCCTCACTATGACTTCCGATGCCCACGATGTGCGGCGCAGATTGAAGTGACACGCCGAATCTCCGACACCAAAGCCAACCCCACCTGTGGGGATTGTCTAGTGGAGATGGAGAGAGTATTCTCAGCAACCCCAATCCACTTCAAGGGTTCGGGATTCTACGCCACAGACAAGGGGAACTGATGATCTGGGAGAATATCTGCTCAGGTTGCAAAGAGACCAAGCCCATCACCTACATCGTGGGAACAACTTACTACTGCAAGAGCTGTCAAGATAAGCGGTTCGGCACAAAATAGATTTCCCGACATCGTTGGGAATGCACCACCCAAAACACACACAGAAAAGGGGGAAGGGTCAATGACCTCTCCATTCACATCACCAGCAACATCAAGTGAGTCAGTCAAGCCAGCAGACCTGCACAATCATCTGCTCATCATCAAGCCAATCGAATACAAGACTGGCATCACCACCTCTCTCGGCGAGGCAGAGGCAATCGAGGTTGATCTCATCGACCTTGATACAAACACCGAACACAACTCGGTCTTGTTCTTCAATGTCGCACTTCGTTCAGCACTCAAGCCAAACATCGGCAAATCAGTATTGGCACGCATCGGGCAGGGCGTGGCAAAGCCGGGCAAAAGCGCACCTTGGATTCTTGTCGATGCAGTTGCAGATGCCGAGGCTGTTGCCAAGGCGACTGCCTACCTCGCAGGAAATCTCACACCAGCAACGCCAGCAGCCACACCTGCCGTTGATGCATCTGGCTTGAACGCCGAGCAGTTGGCACTCCTCGCAAAGCTCGGGGCAACTCCTATCAAGTAGCAAGGACATTCCTCGCCCCTTTGGGGAAGGTAGGTGGGGATAGCGGTGGCAGGTTCGCAATCGTGGAGAAGCGATTCGGGTTCAACTCCCGACACCGCACAACAACAACAAACGAGGAGAAAATAATGGCAATGAGGATCACACCTTGGCGATGGAAGCGCACGATGCCATTCCAGAAGAATTGCCAATTCATGTTCGAGAATCCCGAGGGGATAATCGAGCGATGCGATGAGCAATCCGACTTCGCCTTGTATTTTGATTTCCAAACAGTAGGAATGGGCATCATCAGTCTTTGCCACTATCACACGACATGGCAAGAGAACATCTGGAAGAAACAAGGGGAACAAGAATGAGTCAAGAAATCCGCGAGCAAATCGCACAGGAGATTGAGCAACTTCCTTGCTTCTGTTCTTCTGCAAAGAATGATTATGAAAGTGATGGAATCTGTTGGCGTTGTCAATCTGCCAATATCGCTCGCAAAGGAATCGGCGCTCGGATGGAAGTTGTATCTCACAGAGATGGTTGCACCTATCCCGAGACTCAGAATTGGTGCGAGTTCCACACCACTCAGTATTGGCAGGGGAAGTTGTGAGCCTCCTACAAGCAGCACTTGACTTTCACGATGCTGGTGTCTGTGTCATACCTGCAAAGGCAGATGGCTCGAAGTCACCGATTGGATCGTGGAAGCAGTATCAAGTCACGCGACCATCCAGAGAGCAAGTCATCGAATGGTTCAGCGGTGAAAGCCAAGGCATCGGCATCATCACAGGGCTAGTCTCTGGCAATCTCTTGATGGTCGAGCTAGAAGGTCGCGCAGTTGAAGGTGGCATCTTGGAGCAAGCCCGAGAGATGGCATTCAACTCTGGACTCGGCGAGTTGTGGACAATCATCTCCAATGGTTATGTTGAAATCACGCCTACAGGCGGTCTGCATTGGCTCTGGCGATTGGCAGATGAGCCAGTTGAGGGCAACACGAAACTGGCAAGAAGACCCGGAGCAAACGACACAGTCGAAGTGCTTGCCGAGACAAGGGGCGAGGGTGGCTTTGTTGTCACATCCCCTTCATTCGGTTCGGTTCATCCGACTGGAAAGCCTTGGCAACTTCTCAAAGGATCGCCAGCGACAATTCCAATGTTGTCAGGTGAGGAGAACGAGGCAATCCTCTCCATCTTCACAGCCTTTGATTCCATGCCAAAGAAGGAAGCGATTGTCAGCACCTTATCCGAGCCAAGCACCAATGACGGCTCACGCCCAGGCGATGACTACAACGCCAAAGTCGGCTGGCGAGAAATCCTTGAGCCAATCGGCTGGAAGGTTGCATTCGTATCGGGAGACACGACCTACTGGACACGACCGGGGAAGAAGTTCGGAATCTCGGCGACAACGAAGGAGTCCACAGGCAATCTCTATGTCTTCACCACCTCGACCACATTCGAGCAGGAGAAGGCATACTCCAAATTTGCAGCATACGCACACCTAGAACATGGCGATGACTTCTCACAAGCAGCTCGCACATTGAAAGGCTTGGGCTATGGCAAAGCATTGCCAGCGCCGACTCTGGGTGAATTGCTCGCTCCAAATTCAGCGCCAAATTTGGCTCTAGTTCCTGACCTTGATTCAGATCACATCGAGATTCCAAGGGAGCGCACCAGTTGGTTTCCAAAGCCCCTCGACTTGAACAACACAGCCGAAGAGAGCGCGCCAGAGTTCTTGGCTCGCACAGATGGTCATCGCCTCTTCTATCGTGGCAAAATCAACGCACTCCTTGGCGAGTCAGAATCGGGAAAGACTTGGGTGGCGTTGCTGGCAGTCAAACAAGCGTTGGAAATAGAGCAGAAAGTCATATATCTGGACTTTGAGGATTCAGGTCGAGGCATTCTTTCCAGACTTCGTTCCCTCGGTGTCACAGATGCTCAATTCGCCTCATTCCAATATGCCAACCCTGACCAAGACCTATCACCAGAGGCGCGTGGAGACCTTGTGGATGGACTTGTCGCCTTCAAGCCTGAATTGGTCATTGTCGATGGCGTGAACGCTGCCATGACCCTTTTGGGGCTGGATTTGACCTCCAACAAGGATGCCACCTACTTCAGCCAGCAACTCCTTCGC